GTTTTCGTACCTGCGGAAAAATTAACTAAAGCATCTGAGTTAGAAGAAGAAATAATTGTGTCTCTAGATAAAGTGTCTGGAGAACCAGATGTAACCGTACCTATACCAACTTCAAATTCTGCTGTTCCATCATTTGAAATTGCGTAATAAGTTACATTAGCATTTCCTACACCTGAAACAAAACTTTCAAAACCAGTTTCGGCACCAGCTAGTGAAAATGTTCCTGTTCCAGTAGTTGTGCTAGTTTCTTTAACTCTATCGTTAAGTACAAAAGCCATTTCTACTCCTTATAACTATTATGCGTCGCCAAGTCTAATGATTGCATTAGATGAATCAGCAGTTGGAAACTGAATAACGAAATCTCCGCTAGTTGCAGTTTTTGTGCCGCCAAAATCTAAAACCAATACCGCTTCATTAGATGTTCCTTTATAAATCAGAGCTCCTACTGCAGACAATGTCACAGAAGAGAAAGTCAAATCTGCGAAGTCAACGTATGCAATGTTACTTGATATTGCTACACCATTATTAGTTAAAGTATTACCACCTGCAGTATAATTTGTTCCAGCTGAAAGTACTTCATTGGAAGTTGTATAAGCAGTAGTAGCCGTACTAAAACCACCTAATGATGTATAAAGTGCTAATTTGAAAGTTGATCCACCAGAATCAAAATCAAACACTCCACCAAGTAGATCTGTTTTAAAAGAGTCAGGTACTATGTTTGCCATTTAGTTTTCTCCTTAAAATTTAGATGGTGATTCAGATTTTATAGGAGTACGAATAGCACCATCTTGATATTCGTCTCTGCGTCTTCTACCTTGTTGTTCAATAGAATACGAAGCCATTGCTCTATCATAAGTCTGCGAATAATATTGTAACATATCTGCAGGACCTTTCAAGTATCCATATGCTTCTACCAGAGAAGCATACAAAAGTAAATCTTGATATTTATTACTGACATAAGTCGTAGCAGAGTCAGAAGTAGTGATAGAAGTAGGTTGTTTCACATAAGCTAAAGTAATTAAATAGGTATTATCTGGTGTAGGAGCTACTACCCAGTAGTTTGCATCCCAATTAGCATAGTATTTAGGTAATCCGGATTGAGTGCTAGGAGTATTGTAATACTCTGCCATGAAAGAAGTGTCTCTTTTTTCTAAATAAGTTTGATCTCCATTAGAATCAGTTAATTGTGCATAACGAATAATTCTAAGATCAGAAGGAATCGTTACATATCTATTTCCTGCTTGAAGATTAGAAGTAGCATAAAAACGATTATCATCTGCATCTACTTCTCTATAAATTTTATTTTCAGCGTTTTTAACAATAGTAGTTAATACTGAATCACTTAATACAGAACTATCTACTTCTGTATAATTTCTTATGTCTGTTTTTAAATTAGAAAAAGTGTAGCTCATATTATGGTGTTAGTGTAACTGGACCAGCCGTTACAGTCATTCCTCCTGCGTTTTCAGTTACGGTAGGATTCGTTCCTAATGTAAAAGTATATTTATCTGTACTTGTAACTGTTATACTAAATCCTGATGCATTTTCAAATACTGAATAATTTAATCCACCTGGACTTCCATCTACATTTCTAAATACCACCGTATCTCCAGTAGTTCTACCATGAGAAGGCTCTGTCACTGTAATAGTTTGAGAACCAGATGTGATAGAAAAAGGATTACTTGGTAATAAATTAGGAGTTGCAGGTTCTACTCTTGCAGGTCTTGCTTTTGGTAGTCCTTGTCCATCTGCCGTAAATCGTTTTGGTTCTAATTGTGGATGTTTAGCTTCAAATTCTGAAATATGAACAAAAGAACCATTCCATTCTGTTACCATTTCTTTATAAGGAAATGCTTGTCCACTTCTATCTGATATTGCTAATGCGTATTTTCCTTTAGATAAATTAGCCATTTGGATAATAAGTTTGTGGGGTTATAAATGAACTAGAAGAAGATCCATCTTCTGCTAAAGCTCTTTGTAATTCATCTTCATATAATAATTTCAATGCTTGAATTCTTTCTGGTGCAAATTTAACAGCTAAATAATAAGCTAACCCTGCTAACATGCATGGAACAAAACGATATGGTACATCCGCATCGTTAGTATAATCTCCAGCGTCTTGTATTCTTTTTGTGTAATAATAATTTAAATAATTTCCAGCTTCTGAACTTCCTGGTGTTAAATATAAAGTAATAGTTATTTTATCAATAAATCGTTCTACAAAATATTGAGTAGGTTGTCCGGTAGAAGTTTTATTAGACAATGCTTGATAAGCAGATCTATTAATTTTTGTCAAAGGTACATCTATGCTAGAAGCATTTCTGTAACTTGCTTCCAATACATCATCTACTCCATATACAGCGGTTGTACTAGATGTCCCATCTGCAGTAGATCGGTACATAGTATAAGTCGCTTGACCGGATACTAAAGTAATAGAATTATTTCTTACTTCCCAATAATGAAGTCCTCGATTGGCCCATTCTTGAAACATAATGTTTAAAGAACGTCTAGCACCTTTTAATTGATAACCAGAAACTCCTTGAATACCAATTCTCTCGTAAGCTTCTTCTATTATATCTGCAATAGAAAAACCTTTTTCGAAAGTAGTTGTACCTGAAGTAGTGTTAGCCATATAGCCCCCTACTTATCTAATAATATTGTAGCCGCTGTTAAACCTGATATTGCAGAAACAGTCATTCCACCTTCAAATAAAATTCCATCTTCTGGAATATTGAAAGCAAAAACATCTCCTGCTGGACAGTCACCAACAAATTGTGTAGCAGCGTTTCCATCTTGTAAAGTTATAGTTCCAGCACCTGCAGTAGCGTTAGCAAGAATAATTCCTCTTAATCTTGTTCTTCCACCAAATACAGAACCAGTTCCAGTAACTCTTATTGCTTTTACATCTGATTTCATATGTTAAATCTCCTTAGTTAAGAGCTCCCGAAGGAGCTCTAAATTTTTACTATGCTACTGTTAAGCCAGTTTTGATATCAATAAAGTTTGTACCATTACCGAAAGCAATAGTCCCAACACTTGAATTTGCATCAGAAACATAAATAACCAATCCAGCAGTTGCTGTAGGTAATGCAGCTAAAAGATATGAAGGTAAAGTAATTCCACCTCCACTTGCTGATACTTGAAAGCCATTGTCTGAAATGACTGGTCCTGAAAAAGTTGTTTGTGCCATAGTGTTATCCTCCTAGTTAATTTGATACAGTCTCTAGGCCGTCGACTATATGCGTCTGTACCAAAAATTATATATAGTGATTTATTTATAGACTAATTTTAAATGAAGTGCAAGGTGTCCTTATAAGGAAAAGGCATTCCAGCGATAAATAGCTTGGTTTACTTAACCAGCTATAGAAAATTCAGAAGCAGCGGATTCTATTTTTACTTGATGAAAAGCTTCTTTAGCTTCAGCCACTTTAATATGACTGATAACTTTTTTAATCTCTTCATCTATCCTAACCATATTAATGGTATATTTACCATTATTAATATGGTCCTGCTCCCACTCTAACTCAAGCGATCTTTTGGTTTGGTAAAGATCCTTGATGTGATTGTTCTCCATTTACAATCTCCTCGTAGGTTAAATGACACACTCTTGAAGAGGTACCATTAGGAGTGAATGTTATATCTTTTTTTCCTATTTTGTCAAGGATAGCGGATTCAATACTTTTAGGGGTGTCAACAGCTTCAATGTTAAAATTGGTTCTATATCCGTATGCATTAATTTTTACTAAGAATTTCTTCATCATGGTTCGTCCTTTCTATCAAAAAGAAAGGGCCCCGTAAAGGAGCCCTTTCAAATATTAAATGTATAATATCAATTAGATATTACGCACCTGGAGATCCGAAGATACCTCTAGGGTCAGACCAGCCGAAGCTGTATCTTTCTCTAGATTTATATCTAACGTTTCCAGTGTCGAAATCACCTTCCATTGAAGTTTTGATAGGTGATCTTACGAACATTTTAAGTCCGTTTGGCACGTCTGTCTTGATAAAGAACGCATCAGTGTCAGTTAAGTAGTTGTTTACTACATAACCTTGAGGAATCATCCCCATGTTTTTGATTGCGTTGATATCATTGTCAGCAGTTCCAACTCTTTGAGCAGATTTCATCAATCTCTCAGCTGTAAATTGAAGCTCAGAAGGAATAATCATTTTTACTCCTCTAGCTGCAATTTTTAAACCTCTTTCATCAGTGAAAGCAGCGATATCAATCAATGCTTGTTCTAATGAAGTCTCGTTCAAGTCAGCAGATGTTGCTAACTCGTTAGAGAAGGTTCCAGCGATAGTTGGGTGGTCAGTTGCTAAAAGCGCCTTTCCATCTCCACCAGCATAAGTATTACTGAAACCGTTGTTTAAAACGTTTGCAGCTTTTACTTGCTTAGTGTTCGCCATAGATCTTGCTAACGCTTTTGTATATCTAGACGCTAGTCTGTCATACAAGTTGTCTTCAATCGCTTCTTCAGTGATTGAGAAAGCAAGAGCTATTGTTTCGTGCGTATATCTAGCAGTGAAAGTTTCCTGAGCATTGTCAAAAGTCACAGCTGAACCTTCTGGTTTAACTTGTGCATTTGCAAATCCAGATAACATTACTTCCTCTTCGAAAGCTCTGTCTGAATTCTCAGTATCAAAAATTTCAGCATGCTGATTTTCGTACTTTTTGTATTCCAGGCCGAACAGGGCGTTCAATCCTGGCTCTAGTTCTTTAACTAGTTGTGATCGTGATATAGCCATAATTTATTCTCCTATTATACGCCTGCAACTTGTTTCAAGAAGTGCTCATTAATGATCACTATCCAGTTAACGTTAGCAGAAGCTAAGTCGCTATTGTCTGGATCTTTAGAAACACCAACGATTTTTAATTGACCGTTAGTAGTACCTAAAGTTGCGTCATCTAATTCAACTTTAGAAACGAAGTTTGGTGTAGCACCTGCTGCATAAGCGATATCCGCGTCGTTAAACACGTCTGTCTGAGCAGAAGCTCCACTGTTGTTTGATTGTATTTCGAACCTTTCATAAGGATCATCTGCTACGAAACCGACAATGTCAGTTGCAGCATTAGAAGCCTCTAAGTGGTTCGACCATGTTGGTTTGCTTGTGGAAGCATCAGTATAAAAGACACCGTTAAGTGATCCTAATAACACATCTCCAGCTGCAGCTACACCAATAGTTCCAGTATTTAAAGCTTTCACTGGATCGTTTTGGTATATAGCTGATGCAGAAGCTGCAATACTATATTCACTTAAACCTTGGTTGTCTCTATTCTGACCAACTTTGCCGATTGCTTTCATTCCGAAAGCAGCGTCTTTGTTTGCCATAGTTTTACTCCTATAAAGTTTAATTTAATTCGTTGGTAAGAATTTCTAAAAAATTAGTCCTTCTTGGTACCACCGAAAGTAACACGAGTTTGCCTATCAGTATTGATCGGCATACTTGGATGCTGTTCCTTCATAAGATCGTTGTTTACTGCGTCGTCTCGATCCTTAGTTTGCTTTGCAAAATAAGCTTCTCGAGATTTTGCGATCTCCTCGGGTATCCTTGCCAGCACAAGGCCACCAACTCCAATCACTCCTGCGTATTTGCCTTCAGCAACTTGAGGATAAGCGAATCCAGGATATTCATCTGCTCTTACGAGCTCCCATCCTGATCTCATTTTACCTGACATGTTCTTCGTATCGTCGAATCCGAGAACTTCAGTTCTTATCCATCTGTGCCTATAACCATCCGGCGCAGGCGGTGCATCTAAAGATGATGGTGGAGTCCAAGTTTGAGGTCTCGTTTGAGAATCTCTAGTCTGACTCGCACGCGGGGTTTTCATTTTATCGTTTTCCATATGCTTATACCTCCTTCGTGATTTTTAATTGTTTCGCATATTCTTCCAATGGCACTCCTAATTTTTTAGCAATTGCAACTTGAGAAGGGGTGAGTCTCACAGTTTTGCGACCTGGTTTTACACTTCGCTTTGCTCCAGCTACTATCTGTGTCGGTTTGGTCG